TATGATGGCAGAATGGCAAAAATGCTGTTATCTTCGATACACGGACTACACGAGACACAACGACTTGACGGTGAAACTACCCAAAGGATAGTATTAGGAGAGAAACCCCGTCTTGAGCAAGATAGTTGAGACAAAAGTAAATTTAGAGCCGTTCCAGGCTGACTTTTTCAAGAGTACAGAGAGGTTTCCTGCGATGATAGCTGGCTGGGCCACAGGAAAAACTATGTGTGCCCTACAGAAAGGAATAATGTTATCAGAGTTCTACAATAACAACTTAGGTTGTATTATTCGCTCAAAGTTCACTGATTTGCGTGATTCAACAATGAAGGATTTTACTCGATACACTGGCATCCACGTTCCACAAGGCACAAAAGAAGCTAAAATCGGCAATTCGACAATACTATTCAGGCACGCCAAAGAGTTATCGGGCTTGCAAAATGTTAATTTGGGTTGGTTTTACATTGAGCAAGCCGAGGAATTCCCCACAGATACGCAGTTTACGCTATTAAGGGGTAGATTAAGGCGGGAGTTGACCATAAACCCGAACTATGAGATAAACCCGCGAAAGGCTTTTTATCCATTATTATGCAGCCTTAGAGACACAGTTGATGGTCTTAGACAAGGTATGGTAATAGCCAACAGCCACGGCCACAACTGGTGCTGGAAGAAGTGGATTAAGTCGCCACAAAAGGGTTATTCGTGTATCGAGGCGACAACGTTTGACAATATCGACAATTTGCCGGCGGATTTTATTGCGGACTTAAAGGTAATGGAGGGTGATAGTCCTGGCAAATTTCAGCAGTATGTTATGAATTGCCACGATGAGATTGATTTAGACGCTTGCTATTATGCTACGGCCTTAAGTGATTTGCGTAAAACAGGGCAGATAGGCAATGTTGCTCACGACCCCGCTTATAGAGTTTATCTAGCCACTGATATAGGCCTTGACTGTACGGCAATATGGCTCTTTCAGGTAATAGGACAAAAGATATTGTTTATTGATTATTACGAGAATACAGGCAAGTTCACCGACCATTATGCGGGCATATTAGACGAAAAGAAGAAGGAAAACGGCTACAATTACGGTCGTTTTATAATGCCACACGACGCGAATAAGCGTGAGCAGACGTCCGGGACGACCTTCAGTAGGAGCTTTAAGGACTTAGGTTACAACGTTATAACCTTGCCGAGGGAGCTTAATATCGATTTTGGCATCAATAACGTCAATAATACTTTGAAGTCGTGCTGGTTTGATGAGCGAAAATGTGAATTAGGACTGGATGCGCTCAATCATTATCGTCGGGAATATAACGAGGAAATGAGAATTTATCTTGAGAAGCCGCTTCACGACTGGGCCTCTCACCCGGCCGACTCTATAAGATATGCCTGCAAAGCTATTTCAGAGGGCCTATGTGGGCGTGTTGAATCGACTTCTATGGCTGATATACATAAATGGCAGAAAAAGTACAGGCGGACGGGTTAAAAATGGCTAACAATAGATTGTGTATTGTTGATATTGAGACAGGGGATAAGATATTGTTATGCAAGACTTTTAACAAAGTATGAGATTGATTAAATGGCTGAAGATGCTATAATAAAATCAAATTACAGTGATATTTACGAGACTTCTCGCGCTGGATGGGACAATTTCGCTACTCAGGCGATGACAGACCTGGACTTTGCGTTAAAGGCTCAATATACCGAGGACGAAGCTCATCAAGCCGAGATACAGGACAGGGACTTATTTACGATAGACAAAATAGGTCGTCAGCTTAACTTGTTGCACGGCTATGAGATACGCAACAGGCATATCTTAAAGATAGGTTCTCAAGGCAGTATAGATATGCCTGAGGACATAGCTTGTGGTCAGCATACGAAGCTACTTATGTCTTTAATGGCACGTCGTGGCGGTTATGAGGTGTTATCAGACGCTTTTAAGTGGGGTACGTTGGTACAGGGTTCCAATCTCATTGAGATATGGCGGGATAGGGATAGGAACTTGCGTTTTGGTCGTTTGGGTTGGAACCAGTTTTTATTGAACCCTAATGTTGTAATGGACGATTTAAGTGATTGCGGCGATATAATGACAGGTCAATGGATTTCAAAGGATAAGACAAAGTCTTTATTGCCTTCGGCTGCTGACAAGATTGACAAGATAAGGACATTATCGCAGAGTTCGCGTTGGCCGTTCCTTGGCACTCCGGCTCTGGGCAATAAAGCTGGGTTACGGCTATTTGAGCAATGGTGGCGTCGTGAGACAGAATTTGAACAAAGGGTTATATCTCGTTTGACGGGTCAGGAGATTAGTTTTACTGAGTTAGTAAACAAATTTTTCAATGGCGATGTCAGGCTTGCTAATCAAAAAATTAACGATATGAGACTGCCGAACGGCGCTCCTGCTCTGAGTAAGTTTTCCAAACCTGTTGACATAATAAAGTTATCGATTTTTGTGGATGACGAGCTTGTTTGGGACGGCGTTAATCCGTTGAAATTGCGTGATTATAACTATGTATGGGTTCACGGCGATTGGTGTCCTGAGTCTCCACGTAGTGAGTTAAAGTTGCAGAGCTATGTGCGTCGGTTAAGAGACCCGCAGCGTGCGTTAAACAGGCGTACCAACCAGATTTATGATATTATCGAGAGCCAGTTACAGGGCAGGCGGATATTGCGGGATAAGTATGTCCGTAATCCTGAGGATGCGTATAAGTCTGGTCAGGGTGTTGTATTGCACGTCAATGATGATGCGCCGGACGGTATGGGTTTAAGGGAGATATTCGAGCAATTACCTGCTTCTGACGTTCCGCAGAGTTTATTTGCGGCGTTAGAGATGACTGATAAGGCCGAGACTGAGGCTGGTGGCTTGAATCAGGAGATATTCGGTTCTGACGACAAGGACATTCCTGCCATTTTGGGTCGTTTCCGTACAGGTCAGGCTTTAACCGGTCAAGCTCCGATGTTCCAGTCTTTTCGTAATTCGAAGCGGCAGTTAGGCATTAAGCTCGTCCGTGCGGTACAATTAAACTATCCTCCTGACAAGGTAGCTGAGATAATCAATGAGCAGCCTTCGCAGGGTTTTTACGAGGAGAATTTAACTAAGTTCGACTGTAATCCGGTCGAAGGTTTACTGACTGATAGTCAGCAGCAGTTATTTTACCTAGAATTGAAGGCGTTGCGTTCTGAGTTTCCTGAGGCAGCTGCTTCGATACCGTTATCGGAACTGGTTAAGTATTCGCCTACTCCGTTCAAGCGGGAATTAACAGAGATAATCCAGAAGGCCGAGCAGCGTCAAAATCAGGCTCAGCAACAGATGCAACAGATACAACAGACTGCCCAGGCTCTTGAGATTGAGCGTGCGAAGGGCGAGATACTGGCTACTCGCGGCATTGCTGAGGAGAGGCGTGCTCAGGCGGTTGAGAACCAGTCAGATGCGGCATTGAACAGGATTAAGACTATTGCTGAGATAAACGACATAGGTACACAACGATTATTCGAGTTAATTGATAAAGGTATTGCACTGGAGCAATTACAGCAGCAAAATATAGAAGTTAAGGCGAAATCATAATGGAAAATATAGGTAGTTCAGAAGAGCGGGCGATGAGTGAAATAAACGAGATTTGTCAAGCGGAGACTGTCGCTATTTTGAATGACGCCTGCAGTCGGATGAATTGTGAGCGTAAGGATATTGAGTTTCGGATATGCAAGAATGGTGCTATTCACGTGCGAAGGAGAAAAGAAAATGAAATTACCTAAAACTGTTAAAATTAACGACCAGGTATGGAAGATTATAAAAGACTCGAAAATGAACGGTGGTTGTTTTGGTGATGGTGAAATTGAGATTGGTACAAAAGAAAAAAGAAAAGTTCTGAGTAATTTTTTGCACGAGGTAATTGAGGCGGTATTAACTGAAAACTTTTTAAGATATTCTGCCCCACATTCTCCTGTATGCAATGGTGATTATATGTTTGTATTCAATCATAAAGAATTTGAAAATATCATTCCTCAAATAGCTTTAGCGATAAAAGGAATTATTATAAAGGAGTAAAAATGCCGGTTAAGATACGAAAATTAAAAGGTGGCAGGGTTCGGGTGAGCACTCCTGGCGGCGTTAAGAGTAAAAGTACGACTTTGCGTAAAGCACGTCGTCAGAAAAGATTATTAAATGCGATTGAGCACGGTTTTGTGCCGAGAAAATCTAAAAAGAGAAGTAAAAAATAATGGCAACAAAAAAGAAACGCAGAAAAAAAAGTGTA